TTTCTGAAGGTTCTATAGATAGAGCAATTTTAAAACTTTGTAAAGTTCTAAATGTAAAATTTGATGGAAATGCTTTAGAAACAACAATGGGATTTATCGAAAGGTTAGAAAGTAAAGGAAAAATTACCGAATCGACTTTTGGGATATATCGAAGAAGTATAAAAGATGGTGGAAAAAATGCTTTAGGTAATCCTATAGATTCTACTTATGTTGAAACAGCACGATATTTACCCGATGATAGTTTGGTGGATTATGAACAAACTGATTTAGATTATTTAGCTAAATTTTGGGGTACTAATTTTACTGCTGAAGATTATGAGTTTTTGGAAGAAATTTTTTCTGAATGGAAGAAAACTCATAAATGTGATACTAGAGCAGAAGAAACTTTGTTAAAAGAGATTTGTCATGTTGAATTGAAAATTAGAAAAGCAAGAATAGAAGATAAATCAACAGCGTCGTTAGTAAAAGAATTACAAGATTTGATGAAAACTGCTAATGTTGATCCTGCTAAAGCAAGTTTAGCTAATGCTGGAAAGAGTCAAGATACATTTTCTTCGTTTATAAAAACTCTTGAAGAAAATGACCCCGCTGATTTTTACGCTGACAAAACATTGTTTAAAGATTTTGATAATATTGATTGGTATTTTAAAAAATATATAACTCGTCCGCTTTCTAATTTTCTCACAGGAGCAAGGGATTTTAATGTTGGAACAGAAGAAGAAGATGATTTTGATATTTCAGAAATAAATGAGGAGGAATTATAATGCCGGGCAGCGCGAGGCCATATCAAAACGATTTAAGAAAATATGCGAAAACGGGAGATGTATTTCGCATTCCTAAAGATATGATTCGTCATCGGGAAATGGATGATCAACGCAAACAAAAATATAAACTTTGGATTACATTTTTTCGTCGCAACCCCCATAGATTTATTGAATCTTATTTTGGTATTCATTTACATCCTTTTCAAATATTAATGATTTGGGTTTTACAACGCAGTAATTTAGCATATATAGTTGCGGCTAGAGCGGCAAGCAAAACTTGGATTATTGCAGTTTGGGCATTGACATTAGCTGTTTTATATCCTGGTATAAAGATTGTTGTTTGTGCTAAAACAATAAAACAAGGTGGTATTTTATTAAGTGAAAAATTAACTGCCTTAAGAGATACATATCCTAATGTAGCTAGAGAAATAAAGCAGATAGTAATGAATTCTAATGATCAGATAGCTTTATTTCATTGCGGAAGTAGTATAAAAGTTGTACCATCAACGGATAGTGCAAGGGGCAATCGAAGTAACTACATTATTATTGAAGAATCTAGATTAGTTCCAAAGGAAATTCTCGAATCAGTAATTAAGCCTTTCTTGGAAGTTAGAAACCCACCTTATAGATTAAAACCTGAATATGCAAGCGATCCCTTATTGAAAGAAGAAGGAACAATTTCCTATATCACTTCTGCGTGGTATACTGCTGAATATTGGTATGAATATGTTAAAACTTGTATTAAGAGAATGGCTAAAGGGGATGAAACTGCTAATTTCTTAGCATTTGATTATTTGATTACGATTTATCATAATATTAAGACAGAAGAAATGATTAAGAACGAAATGTCTGATATGGATGCAGTAAGCGTTCAAATGGAATATTATAATATTCCTTCTGGTGCTAGTGGTAAATCTTATTTTAAACCCGCTTTGTTTCCTAGAAATATTAAGAAGGCATGGTATCCTCAAAAAGAAGATACCTATAATGCAAAACATAATCCTTATGATATAAAGAAAGTTGATGGGGAAATAAGAATTGTTTCTGTTGATATTGCTACTAGAGCAAATCGAGTAAATGATCAAAGTATTATATCTTGTATTAGAATGATTCCGTTGTTAGGGCGCGGGTATAATAGACAACTTTGTTACATGGAAAGCAGTAAAGGAAGTAACACTTTAATACAATCCAAAAGAATTAAACAAGTTTTTTTTGATTTTAATGCAGATTATTTAGTACTTGACTTACAACAAGCAGGGATAAAATATTGTCCTCCTTGTAGGTAACTATAAGGTAATAAATTGCGGAATTAAGCGGGAAAACTGAAATTGTCAACCCGAACCGAAGATTAATAGTAATATTTTAATCAGGGGCAGAGCATACTATCTGAAACTCTACGGCAAGAGAATATAATGATAGCAAGAGTCCGCAATATCTTTTTTTGGAGAAAAATAAAAAGGAAAATAATGTTATTAGATGAAAAAGTAAAAACAAATTGGAATTCTAAAACTAAGAAACATTATGTTGATTTAGGATATATATATACTTTTATGAAAGATGAATTTGAAATAAATGTTGAAGATTTAACTCATCAAAGTTATGTAAGAGTGAATGTAAAATGTGATTATTGTTTTAATGATTATACTGTTTTGTGGTGTCATAGAATAAAATCTTTAGAAAATAATTTAATACAAAATGATTGTTGTATAAATTGCCAAACTATAAAGGCCAAAGAAATATTTTTATTAAAATATGGCGTTGAAAATATAATAGATATTCCCGGCGCTCGCGTTAAACAAGAAAATACTTGTTTAGAAAAATATGGGAGTAAAAATGTATTTGGTTCTAAGGAAATACAAGAAAAGATTATAGAAACAAATTATGATAAATATGGTGTAAAGAGTTTTACTCAAACAAAAGAATATATAGAAAAAACCGAAGAAACTCATCTTAAAAAATATGGTGTTACTAATCATATGTTTTTGCCAGAATATAAAGAGAGATTTACCGGTAAAAACAGTCCTGTTTGGAAAGGCGGTATTCATGATATTAGATGGGATAGGTTACAGCCCAAATATAAAGAATGGAGAATGGAAATATTTAAAAAATATAATTTTATTTGTCAAAAATGTAAAATCCATCCTAATTATTTGGAAGCCCATCATATTTTAAATTGGAATGATAATCCAGATTTTAGATATGATATAGATAATGGTATTGCTTTTTGTAAAGATTGTCATATTGATTTTCATAGAATATATGGAAAATCAGAAAATAATGCCGAACAACTGATAGAATTTCTCCAATGAAGATAAAGATATATGCCGAACTAATAATAATAGAAATTATTAGAACATAAAGATAAAAAACTTTATGGATAACAAATTGAAGTGTTTTTGATGCTTTAAGTCAAGTTACTATGGATGAAGAAAGAGGAATTACTTTTCCTGCTATGACTGTAGTTGGAGGAGAATTTGAAATTGTTGAACAGAAGTTGCGAGAAGAACTGAGGAATAGAACATTGGGCGTAGGTGCTATTCCTGTGATATTTCCTATTTTAGCAAGTCAGAGTTTGAATAGTCAAATTGCTGTTGCTTTTAGATCATCTCTGCAAAAGAAAATGTGGGGGTTTTTATTGGGAGATGGAGAAGGGGAAGAATTTCTTATAAAAAATAATAAGGAATTTACATCTAATTCTAATGATTCATCTTTGTTTTCTTTCTTTTTAAATCCGTATGTGCAAACAGGATTGTTTATTGGGGAATGTATTAATCTTGATATGACTTTGGTTAATGGGTTAATTAAATTAACTGAAAAACCTGGAAATTACAAGGACAGGTTCAGTTCTATCAGTTATAGCAATCTAATTATTTCTTCAGTATTTGATAAAAATTTATTGAAAGAAAATATAGAAGAAGATGAATGGGATATTATTAGAAATTTAACTATAATGTTCTAATTATTAATAATTGGGTGGATAGATTGTTTACGAGGTTGCAAACTTATAAATAATTGAAAAAGGATTTCCTTCCTAGTCCTTTCCATCCAAATATTTTAGGAAGAATATAAAATACATGGAAGGATAAAATGGGAAAAACATCAATTATAGAAATAAAAAATTTTGCTGAAAAATCAGATTGTCAATTAATATCAACCGAATATAAAAATGGAAAATCTATTAATTTAGAATTTATTTGTTCTTGTGGAAATAAAATGATTGCTAGTTGGGATGATTTTAGATATTCTCCTCATTGTCGTGATTGCGGTATAGAGATTAGGGCTAAACAAAGAAGACACAATATAAATTATGTTATAGAAGTTTCTAATTCTTGTGGACTAAAATTAATAGATAATAATTATAAAAATAATTCAACCAAAATGAACTTTGTTGATAATGATGAATATAAATATTTTATTCCTTTTTCTGCTGTAATTGCATCATTGAGGAGAGGAGGAAATTTAGAAAAAGTAGGAAAATCTAATCCTTATAGCATTGATAATATAAAATTATGGTTATTGAAAAATGAAAAAGAATATTTTTTAATTTCTACTAATTTTATTGGTTCATCAAAAAATTTACTTTTTGTATGTTCTAAATGTAAAAATGAATTTTATTCTGTTTGGAATAGAATATCTTCATCAAAATTAAAAAATAATTGTCCTTATTGTTGTAATCAGAAGGTTTATAATAAAAATTGTTTAGGAAATATTTTTCCTCAATTAATTGTAGAATGGGATTTTGATAAAAATTTTCCTTTAACTCCTTATGATATTACTGCTGGTTCTAATAAAAAATTAGGCTGGATTTGTTCTAAATGTAATAGACATTGGAACGCAAGCCCCAATAGCAGAACTGGAATATTTAAAAATTTTGGTATTATAATGGGATGTAAAGGCTGTGCCAGCAAATCCATAGGAGAAGATAGGTGTTATGAAGTTTTATTGAATATTATAGAAAAAAATAAGATAGAAAAACAATATATTTTTAATGATTGTAGGGATATTTTACCATTACCTTTTGATTTATATTTACCCGATTATAATATTTGTATTGAATATAATGGTATACAACACTATAAACCAGTAGAAAAATTTGGAGGAATTAAAGGTTTAGAAATAGTTAAAAAACATGATATGATTAAACAAAAATATTGTAATGATAAAAACATAAATTTTATTGAAATTCCATATTTTAATTTTAAAGATATACAAAAAATTCTTGAAGACGCATTACAAATCTCTTCAAGGGAAGGAGGTTTGATGCCCAATGACTAGACCTAAAAAGATAAAAGAAATAGAATTATTAACAGAGGATGCTGTTTGGGATATAATAAGTTTTGCTAGAGGATTAAGTGGGGCATATAATGGAATAACAACTCCAGATTTAATTTCTGCGCGACTCAAAGAAATTACGCTCAACCCATTAGCTCCAACTCAAGATACCTTGGATAAAGCCCTTGCTAACCCGAAAGACAATGAGGCTCTTTTACAGGAATTCAGTCAGTCCTTCGAAAGTCAGTCGCAGCCCTTTAAGAGGCTCCTCAGTTTCTTGGGGGGATTCCTTTCTTGGGACGTTTCATATACATGTGTTAATGCAGCATACAAAGATTATTCTTCAAAAAAATATCAAGATGATTTAAAAATTGTTTTTAGTTTTCTTGATAAATTTGATTATAAAAAAGAATTTGCTGTTGTAGTCAGAGAACTTTTACGCAATGAAGCATATTTTTGTGCTCCTAGATTTGAGGGAACTAAATATGTATTACAAGAACTTCCCGCTTCGCCTGTTTTTACAAAAATAACGGGCAGATTCGATTTCGGACTTCTTTTTAGCATGAACTTATATTGGCTGATTCTTCCCGGCATTGATTTGGACATGTATCCAAAATTC